AACTTCAATAAACGGACTTAATTTAATAAAATTAGACGAAGGTTGTATTTTACACCCTTATCAAAAAAACGGAGATGTTCCAACTATCGGAATCGGTACAACATGGTACCCGGGAGGACGTCGAGTAACAATGAAAGATAAACCTATCACAATGGAACAGGCTTTAAGTTATCTTCAGAACGTTTTAACCGTTTTTGAACCCGATGTAAATCATTGTATTCAATCAAAAATAAATCAGAATCAGTTTGATGCAATTATGGATTTTACTTACCAGGAAGGAATCGGAAATTTTACAGGAAGTAATTTACTACGTGTTATTAATAAAAATCCAAACGACCCGCAAATTAAGCATGAATTTTTAAAATGGGTTTATGCAGACGGTAAAATTAATGATGGAATAGTTGACAGAAGAAACCGGGATATTGCTTTATATTTTAAACCTATGTAGTCATGACAAAATGTAGCTATTGTCAGCAAGTAACGGATAAATCTACCGATGTGGATTTTTTGCCTTATTGTGATGATTGCTACAAAAACAATTTTATTCAAGTAATTTTATGAAAATAGAAATAGATTTCAACAAATTCTTTATCTTTGTATCAAAGATTTTCAACTACTTATTTATTAAACCCAAAACACTCATAATCATGAACCCATTACAAGAAGTTTCTAACAATTATTTTGCAGCAACAGACCTTCAACCAACTTTGGATAATGCTGTTTTGACCGCACAGGCTAATTTAAAACCTTTTCAGGATATTCTTGATGCTGCAGTAAAAGCACAAAATGATAATATCACTTTAACAGGTGATTTGAAAAAACAAATCATTAACGGACTTTTACCGGAAATGAACCCTGAAAATGTTACTCCCGTAGTTCCTGCACCCGAAACTGACATACCTGTATGAAAACACTCTATTTAATCATTATCGGAGTTGCTATTCTTGTAGCTGGGTTCTTTATTGGCCGTGCAACAACCACAACAGGAATAGTTACAAAATATGTAAAAGGGGAAACGATAACTACATCGGTAAACGTTCCCGGACCTGAAAAGATTATCACTAAATTTCTTAATCCTTTGCTCCCGATCAAACATGATACAATTATAATCAATAAAATAAAGTATCAGATTGAAAAAGTTGATACAGCAAAGATAATAGCGAATTATATCCAACGTAAATACTATACAATTCCTTTATTTGACAATAATAACGGTAAACTTACAGTTACACCCATAATACAATATAATGCCTTAGATAGCCTCGGATTCACTTTTACGCCTATCGAGAAAATTACAACGATAACAAAAGAAAAGATATTCACTCCTTTTATAACTGCTTCTTATAATTCATTTAATTATGTCGGAGTTGGAGGTGGTATTTATTATCACAATATCGGGTTAGGGGCAAAGTACATGACCAACTTCACAAATAAAGGATTTGAGGTTAACGCAAATATAAAGTTTTAGATTTCTTTTTCATAGTGATTCATAATAATTTGTTTAAATTCAAAAGTAAAGGCTATCGGGATGATAGCCTTTCTTGTTTATTTATATTCTGACCATTTTACAGTTTTTAAAACTGCTTTATGATTTACCCATCTTGCAAACTTTTTTTGATATTCGTTTGATTTATCAAAAGCCATAACAAATGGATCAATATTTAATTCTCTAAGTTTTTCAATCCTATATAAATCCTGTTCAGGAGTACTCCAATATCCTATTAAAACATAACACATTATTCTATAAGGTTTGATATGCTTAATCATTTCTTGAATATGTGGTATTATGTTGTCTTTTGGATTATCCCATGCAATATGGATTTGTTTAAAATGTTTTAATTTATTTAAATAAAAAGCCTGTTCTTCATTCATTATTCTAACATCAACACCGTGAAAGTTTATAGGCTGCATTTGTTTCTGTAAATCCTCAATCGCATTTTTCCATTCAGGATTTGCAAAGAAATTATTATCTAAAACTTCAATTCTTTTTCCATTTGGATTTAATTTCATTGGATTTACTGATCTTATTTTTCCTTCTTTTTTAGGGACAATACAAAAGGGACAATTACGAATACACCCTCTTGAATAAAATTGCAGTGAAAAATCATACATCGGATAAATTGAGTAGTCGGGATCACAAATATCAATATCATTTGACAAATAAATACTCAAATCATATCCTGAACCGCCTTTAATAATTGGATCATTACATGTGATCATTGAGAAATTTATATCCTCACTAAATTTGAATAATTTAGAAGCATATAGTTTATCATATTGTCCAATTGTAGCCAATTCTACATTATCACCTAAATTTTTGTGATATGAAGAAATTTTCATTAATGCTATATTTGGGAAACCATGACCGTCAACATCAATTAATCCTACTTTCATTTTATTTCTATTAATTATTTATTTCCTCTTTCATTTCTTTATTTTAAGATACCATTGTAAAACAAAATATGTTTGAAATTAGAGTTAACTCCAAATCCAACAATAGTCAAAATTATGACTACTAAAAAACCTAACATAAATTGTCCGAATAATTTCATTTTGTTTCAAATTTAAAAATTTCAAGTATTTTTGTTTCTTCAATCTTTTCTACGGAATAATCAGCCATTGAACTTTTCATTGATTCAGTAAAATTCTTTTCTGCTTCTTTGATATCATTTGCTACAACCAACATAAATGAAGTTGTTTTCTTTTCTACTCCTTTATCTTCATCCAATGAAATAAAATTCACCTTCACTTTGAAAAATGTATCTCCGGGAAACCGAGAAAATATTTCATTAACTTTGTACCTGGTAATTGAAACAACGATAAACTCACCACTGATAAACGGTGTCATTTCTTTTATGATACGTTCTTCGGATTCTGTAAAGGTAATTGCATCGACTAAATACTGTTCGCTTACTACCTTATTTTTGCCTTCTTCTCCGGTCTTTTCATACTTGATTTTTACTAAAAAATAGTTGTTCATAATGTGTTTGTTTATTTGTTTATAAATTTATATTAAGTCAAAAAATTCACGAAAGTACCATTTTTTATTAGAAGCGTAAACCTTACGCTTAATCAGATCAACATTGAGAACCTCTAAGAAGTATTCTTTCTGTCTACCGTAACACCGTACTTTAATTCCTGTGTGCCAGCCTATTTTATCGAATTCAAGTAGTGTCATAGTTTTTCAATTTCTTTTATTACTTCAGTCCAAAAATCCTTATTATTTAAATGATTTCGACCTATTTTTACATTGTTTTCTGATACCTCGCATAGTATATATTCTACGCAAATTAAAACACAATGTTTAGATTGATATTTTATTGCGTCATCATCGAATGTATTTGATAACATTCCACTTCCACAATATGGGTTAACATGTGGATTAAATTTTTCTAAAAGTTCTTTCGCTTTTTCTTCTGGTGTCATAGCTTTATTTCTAATTCTTTCCCGGTTAATTCAAAATAAAGGTTTTGAAGTTGGTGAAGGTATATTATTTTAAAATCTTGACCAAACGAGAAAAATAGATACTCGTGATTATCTTCAAATTTAAATATCTCTAAATCATCAATATACCATTTTGATTGGGAATTTTCTAATTGAGGATCTGTTACATAAATCTTATTAAACCCGCACTTCAAAAGTATTTCTTCTGTGAGGGCAATAGGAGAAACACCTTGACAATATATTTGTTGTTGACTATTTATACCGTCTCCCGATAATCTTACCGTATCAAAAACTGAAAATCCATTTTTAATATTTTTGCATCCTTCAATTCCGATAACTTTACATTTTACTTCGGAAATCATAACCATGTTTCCAATTCTTAATTCATTTGATTTCATAATAATTAGTCTATAAGTTAATAAAAAAATGTAACGTCTGAATTTCAGCAAAACGCATGTGAGCAAACACTTCACGGTTTCCGTTACATTTACGGCATTAGTTTAACACTGGCGAAGTGCGTGGAGCTGGAGGGAGTCGAACCCTCGTCTTACGTACTTTCAAACAAATATCAATGAACTTTGTTTGTGGGGAACGTTGGACTCGAACCAACCTACTTTTGATCTTCAATCAAACGCTTGTACCAACTCAGCTACCTCCCCATTTTAAAAATAATTCAGAATGACAGGTCTCTCTTATCCTGCATGACTAGCGTCCTATTTCAGTTCATTTGCTTGCTTATGAAGTGCGCTCTCATGTCTCCTTATCTTCCAAGGTGCGTCTTATTCCGCCACATTCTGAATTATGCAATACTAAATTAATACCAATCAGGTTTCATAAGCTTAATTTTTAAATTGTTGTTCGTCTCGTTTGAAAGTGAATACAAGTCTACGGTTTACATTTTGGCCGTACAAGATTGATTTTATGTTATTAAACATGTTTTACAAATAAATTACTTCAAGTTTGAAAATGAATTTAGCAAAGTAATGTTCCCAATGTGCACCCCGTGAATTAATCCAGTTGGATTGCATTGATATATGGGTACATTTGCGTAAATAATACAAATCTATA